CTCGCGAGACAATTTAGTCGGATCGCCCAACTTATACACTCTAACCAGTGCATTCAAATAGTCACCCACCAACGGAACGTTGCCTTCGGTTACGAGGTAACCGCGGACCTTGTTCGTCAGCCCGATCATGGCGTCAGAATGGGAGGTGACCGGTATCTTGCTGAGAGCCCGAGCAGGCTCTGCGATACTAGTTAGTGTGAATTTGGGTGACACAAAGCGCCGTGACAGCATGCTTATGGGTGCACCAGCAGGAACGACTTCGACCTTGATAGTCATGCCGACCGCAGCGGCGGTGGCAACGTAATCAGGTCCAAGCCTGGCGATACCATCGTCCCCAAATTTGGGGCCGATGGCATCCCATGCTGCCTCAGGGGTCAAGCCGCTCTCCCTATTGGCACAGTAATCCACGTATGAATTAGTCCAAGTGTTGAGGAGAGTTGTGTCGGCTGACCCCGAAGGGTTCATGTGGCCACTCACAAGCATTTCGCCATTGGGGCAAAACACCTTTAAGTTGACGTGGTCGCGCAAGATCGCCTTGATCTCCTCACGGTGTTCACGGCGGAACAAGCGTGTGAGGAAGAACCCGTACTGCTCACGGAGAAACGCAGAGATGGTGCCATCCATCTTTGAGAAATCCGTTTCAACACAGTCTTTCGAGCCAGAATACTCGCAGACGGCGGTGGAGATGTCGGTTGGCGATTTACCCACGACCCAAAAACGATGAATCTTCAAGAACTCCTTGGCGGGCTGTGTGTATTGGCCAAGTGCGAGGAGAAGATTTTGGGACGTGGGATAGATCATGCGTGCAGGCGCAGCCTTTTTGTCTGCACCAGCAACAGCCTCACCCTTGGTAAAAGCCTGGACCGTCTTGTCCTTGCGGCTTTTGCCAAGCATGCTGTTGCGGTGCAAACGAGCCTCCTGTGCCTTGTTCTTAACCATATTGTCCATGACCAATGCGGGGTCAAATGGAGTCAAGTTGGTTCGGTCTGGTGCTATGAATTTGTTAAACTCACAGGCATACCCCCTAAATCGTGATGGGGGTACTACGTCGTTCTTCACCTTCTTTACACGTTCCTCGAGTCCAGTTGTGACGTTAATCGCATCTGTGTTCGGGCCCGTGGCGGGGTCGATGAATGGGACGGCCGGCATGGTGAACAGACCGGGATCGGGGTCCTCGCTCTTCAAGTCAAGCGTGAAGTTAACGGGGTTCGATCCTTGAATGGGGTACTTTGAAGCCTCGGATAG